TAATCGACCGCCTGGGCGGGACCTCGGCGACGGCAGCTCTCTGTGAGATTAAGCCGGCGAGTGTTTCCGAATGGCGACACTCAGGTATTCCTAAAGCTCGAGTGATGTATCTCAAGCTGTTGAGGCCGGAAGTATTCTATTCCCTAGCCCCGTTTTACTCTGTCGAATGAGTATCCGCAGAATACTGGCAGCTCTCGAGACTACCGATCTGCCGGCAAACGAGAAACTGCTGCTGATTCTCCTGGCGGATCACGCTGATGATGAAACCGGCAGGTGCTGGCCTTCACAGAGATACATCACCCAGCGCTCGGGCCTTGCTCAGTCGACGGTAAACCGCACAATAAAACGGCTCGCAAAGAAGGGCCTGATTCGGATACAGCATCGGTTTAGGGATGATGGCAGTCAGCGTTCAAATGCCTACTTTGTGCTGCCTGGGACAAGACCCCCCTGTGCGCGAGAAGCATACCCCCCTATGCTGGAGAAGCACACAGAACCTGTCACTATAGAACCTACATATATATCTACTCTAGCTATTGGGGAGGCAAGCAAGGATGCAATCAGAACAAAACAGCAATATCGAAAGCTCTCAGCAGTCGAACGTGCAGAGCTCGCCAGCGAGCGTGCTAACGAGCGAGCCAGGGCAGAGGAGAATGAACAAGTCCCCACTGATCCGCGATTTGAAATCATGGCAGAGCGTGCCAGTCATGGCCCGCATCTGGTTAAGGATGACCGAGGTGTATGGACATCGCTGGATAAGCGCGTGGGGAGAGGTAACAAACCCTGACGGAACACTGACAAGCACAGCATTTACCTGGGTACAGGGATTAGGTAGATTCTCACTCGATGAGATAGGCCAGGGATTTGAAAAAATGGTGGAAAATGGGAACGATTGGCCTCCAACACTGCCGGAGTTTATGACGTTGTGTAAGCCTAAACGTACAGCACCATACCATAAGATAGCGAGAATGTTGCCACAACCAGAGGTCGACATGGGTACAATAACGTCGAATCTGTGCAAAATGCGTGCAATTCTCACCAGGACCCCAAAATGACACTGGATGACGGATCGACGAGTACCACCGCATGACGGCACACACATGGCACCATGCGAGCGTGGGTGCTGGTTTTGGACGAAGTGCAGAGAGGAGAAAATGGCGTGCAAGCAATTCGAGGATTGGGTCAACTATGGGGTGCAGCTCGAGCCCCCCAAGGTGTTGCCGACCAGGGCGATGTTCGACCGCATATTCAAAAACTACGCCATCGGGCGACCGAGGAACGCTTGAATGGAGTTGACACTGCCGTGGCCGCCATCTGTAAACAACTACTGGATGCACACCAGGCGAAACGTCTACATATCTGCCAGGGGTAAAGCCTATCGGGGTGACATCATCGAAGCCACGCAAGGCTGCGGGCGCTTTGGTGCTGATGCCAGGCTGGAGGTATCCATCACCGCTTACCCACCGGATCGGCGCCGGCGAGACATCGACAACCTCTTGAAATGCACGCTCGACTCGCTCGAGCACGCCAAAGTGTTCCAGGATGACAGCCAGGTAGACAAGCTATACATCGAACGTGGGCAGGTTTTACCAGGCGGGCAGCTCGAGGTCAGGATAGAATGCACGAACCGATGAGTAAGCTAACACCAAAACAGGAACGGTTTGCACGGTCGTGCGTCGAGACACTCGGCGCATTGTCGAGGTCGTATCGGGACGCCTACGACGCCGAGGGAATGAGTGACGAGGCTGTCAAGTCTGAGGCATGGAAGCTGGCACACCTGCACGCCGGCGTCGGTGCCAGGATTGAGCAGCTACAAGAGAAGGCAGCCAGGCGGCACGATGTGACGATGGATTCGATCTCGGACGAGCTCGACGAGAATCGAACGGTGGCGCTCGAGGAGCGAGCTGCTGCCGCTGCAGTCCAGGCGACGATGGGCAAGGCCAAGCTGCACGGACTCCTGATTGACAAGAAGGAAGTCACGACCCCGCAGGGCATCAGCTTTAATATGATACTGCCAGATGCAGAAGAAACCGCTGCAGATTAGTTACAAGGCAGCTCCGACGCTGGGGAAGTTTCACCAGTGCCAGGCATTCATTCGCGGCGTGATGGGTCCGGTCGGGTCCGGTAAGTCGACTGCGTGCTGCTGGGAAATGTTCCGTCGACTCCAGGACCAGGAACCAGGACCAGATGGCATTCGACGATCCCGTTGGGCTGTGGTCCGCAACACATACCGAGAGCTGACAGACACAACACTGAACACCTGGCGTGATTGGTTCGAGCACGTTGGGACCTGGAACAACCAGGATATGATGCACCGCATCAAGTTCGGGGATGTTGAGGCTGAGATAATGTTTCGAGCTCTCGACCGGCCCCAGGATGTTAAGAAGCTATTATCCCTCGAGCTCACCGGTGCCTGGGTGAACGAGGCCAGGGAAGTGCCGCGGGCTGTGATCGATATGCTGCAGGGTCGCGTCGGGCGCTATCCGTCCAAGCGGGAAGGTGGACCGACCTGGTTCGGAGTCATCATGGACACCAACCCACCAGACAACGATCACTGGTGGTATCGGCTGTTCGAGGAGCAAACGCCGAAGGGATGGAAGCTATTTAAGCAACCGAGCGGGCGCCAACCAGATGCCGAGAACGTCGAGAACCTGCCCGATGGTTATTACGAGCGACTTGAGGCCGGCAAGGATAACGAGTGGATTCGGGTTTACGTTGATGGCGACTACGGATTCATCAGCGAAGGCCGACCAGTGTATCCAGAATTTAGGGACCACCTGCACATTGCCAAGCAGGTCGTGGCTGTCAACCAGGCAGAACCTGTCTACATCGGCATCGACTTTGGCCTGACGCCCGCTGCAGTGTTCGGCCAGCGGGATGTTCGAGGTCGCTGGTGCTGGTTGCGTGAGCTCGTCACCGAGGATATGGGTGCGGTCCGATTCAGCGAGCTCCTGGCTGCTGAAATGCAGCAGCGGTTTCCTGGTTGTGAGTTCCAGGTATGGGGTGATCCGGCTGGCGACCAGCGTGCTCAGACAGATGAAACGACCCCATTCCAGATTCTGCGGGCCAGGGGCATCAATGCCAGGCCGGCACCTTCCAATGACTTCACGCTGCGACGGGAGGCTGTTGCTGTCCCGCTCTCGAGGCTGGTTGATGGCGATCCTGGGCTGTCGATCTCGCCGAGCTGCCAGATGTTACGCAAGGCGATGGGTGGTGGCTATGCCTACAAACGCATCCAGGTTACTGGTGACGAGAGGTTCCACGATAAACCAGACAAGAACCAATACAGCCACGTTGCAGAGGCGGCGCAGTATCTGATGCTGGGTGCTGGTGAAGGCAGGGCAATACTGAAACATCACAGACCTGGGCCACAGAAACCTATCCAGGTCGACCAAGGCTGGTCGGTTTTCGCGTGAATGTATTACCTCATCTGCTTCAAGGACCGCGGGTTTCCGCACTGGTGGAATTACTTTTTACATCCAAGAGCGCTGCACGTTTTCGCTCTGAAGTGGACCGGAAACCATTGGGTAATGATTCATCCGCGTATCGCTTACCTGGAGGTACAGGTTTTGTACGAGTACGAGCTCGAGGAGGATATTGCCCACATTGTGGAAAACATGGAAATTATTGGGATGTGTAGGGTAGACTTCGACCACCTAGATACAGATAGAATACGTTTGCCGTGGATATTCGGACCGTGGACCTGCGTTGAGCAGATCAAAGCACTGGTCGGGGTTCGAGCTCCATTAGTGGTGACGCCGCGACAACTCTGGAAACATTTACGAGGATTATGATATGGGTGATAGAGGCGGCGGAGATGTCGGAAGATATGGTCGAGCGAAAGAAGAAGATACATACACCAGAGCGAGGAAGGGTGATTTTGCGACGAGGACAGCCGAGGGGTATGCGTTAGCGACAGGTCAAGTGGCTGGCCTTTACGGATCAGATCAAACAGGCTGGTCCTACGCTAAAGTCGCAGCCGATGAAAACCCGAGTGGTATCGCTAAGATGCTCGGATTGTCGGAGCAGCAGCGCCAGGCCAATTTCAATGCAAACGCTTTACGCGAAGCTAAACGAGCATCGAGGGATTTGTCAGGTGGTGATGCCCACGAACTAAGGGCAGCCGAGGAGGCTGCAAAAAAAAGGGCAGCAGAAGAAGCAGCAGCGAAAGCGCTCGAGGACCGACTAAAGGCACTCGAGGCAGCCAACAAAACCAAGGACAAGGACAAGGACGACAAAAAATTTACAGTCGTATCGTCCTGTTTTGTCGATGGTGTGCTGGTTGAAACTCCAGAAGGGGAGAGAAACGTATCGACAATTAAGGT